GCTGGACAAAATCCAAATCCTTTATATTATCGTGGATTTTCCCGAGTTGGTTGCTATCCCTGTATTATGTGCAGGAAGCAAGAGGTAAAGCTAATTTCACAAGAAGAGTTTGGACGAAGCCGCTTGATAGATGCCGAACAACGCATGAAAGAAGAAACCCCAAAGGGTTCGTCTTTCTTCTCACCCGGTTACATCCCCAATCGCTTCTGCAAGAATAGAACTTACCCAACAGTACAGGAAGTTTTCGAGTATGTGAACCGTAACGATGTCGGTATGGATGATATGTTTGAGCCAGAAGGTGGATATAGTTGCATGAGCCTTTATCATGGACTTTGCGAATAAGAAGTTTAATTCAAATCAGAATAGAAATGAAAGAAATAGAACTATATAATGATCATTTCCAAGAAGTTTGGAAAATTATTCCTGAAACAGACTATTCATACCAAGCATCTTCTTTTGGTAGAATAAAATCTGTTGATAGAAAAAGATATTGTAAAAATGGACATACATGTATACATAAAGGAAGAATTATTAAATACGGTATTCAAAATAATGGATATTGTATCGTTTGGCTAAGAATAGGGAATAAAACTAAGGCTTTCACAGTTCATAGACTTGTTGCAAAAACCTTTATAAATAACCCTTTAAACCTTGAACAAGTTAATCATAAAGATGGTAATAAATGCAATAACCATGTTGATAATTTAGAGTGGTGTAGCCGAAGTGATAATTTAAAACATGCATATAGGGAATTACATCAAAAGAGACATTCTTATACAATGGTAAAATGTGTTAACACAGGCGAGGTTTTTGAATCTGTAAGATTAGCAGAAAAATCAAAAGGTTTATGTAAAGGGGCTATATCTCAAGTATTAAATGGCAGGAGTAAAACATCAGGAGGATTAAAATGGATAAAAATATAAAACCTAAGTTATTCAATGACCATTTCCAAAATTTCCGTTCTTATGGAATCCCAAAAGCCCAGTTAATTATTGCCGATGTTCCCTATAATTTAGGCAATAGTGCTTATGCTTCTAACCCTTCATGGTATGTGGACGGAGATAACAAGAACGGGGAAAGTGATAAGGCCGGCAAACAATTCTTTGATACCGATAAAGAGTTTCGCCCTGCCGAGTTTATGCACTTCTGCTCCCAGATGCTTGTAAAGGAACCCAAAGAAAAAGGCAAGGCGCCTTGCATGATAATCTTTTGTGAATTTGAAGACCAGTTCCGGTATATTGAACTGGGTAAAAGATATGGGCTGAATAATTACATCAATCTTGTATTCAGAAAGAACTTTTCAGCGCAAGTCTTGAAAGCCAATATGAAGATAGTCGGCAATTGTGAATATGGATTGTTGCTTTACCGCGATAAACTTCCAAAGTTTAACAACGATGGTCGGATGATCTTCAATTGCTTTGATTGGGTGGTGGACAATGAAACTCCGAAGGTTCATAGCACGCAAAAACCGGTTCCTTTGCTTCGTAGACTGATAGAGATATTCACCGACAAAGGTGATGTCGTTATTGATCCATGCGCCGGAAGCGGTTCTACCTTATTAGCTGCTGCCCAGTTGGGACGCAGGGCATACGGATTTGAGATTAAAAAAAAGTTCTTTGCTGATGCGAATAAATTTGTGTTGTCGCAAGTACAGCAAGCACTATTTCAATAATTCAAGATAAATATGATGAGCAAAATAGATTTGAATACCCTCCGTGATATGGCCTACAAAAACGCTTGTGAGCACGGATTTCACGATCAGGAGTTGAGCAATGAACATTGTCTTTGCCTAGTAATATCGGAGCTAATGGAGGCTGTGGAAGCGGATAGGGGTAATCGCCATAGCAATAGGAAAGAATATGATGAAATCATACGGGAAATTCCTATAGGTGCCTCATTGTACGAATATAACAAATGGTTTCTAACCGCATTTGAGTCTCATATCAAAGGAAGTGTGGAGGAAGAATTGGCCGATGCTGTTATCCGCTTGCTTGACTTGTGCGGACTGCGTAAGATTGAGTTGGAGAATGACTGTTTGGACGATGAAGTGCTTGAAGAATATTCAAGTATATTCATAGATAAGACAATTACAGAATCCATTTTCAATATCACCAAAAGTCTTATTGACAGAGATATAGTATATTCATTCATTAAGATTTTCGGACTTGCCAAGCATCTGAACATAGATTTGCTCTGGCATATCGAGCAGAAAATGAAGTATAACGAACTCCGTGAAAAAATGCACGGGAAGAAATACTAATCTAATAAACCATAATATGAAACAAGAATCAAGCGTAATCAATCCGTATAACGGAGTGTTCGGGCAGCAAGGTTGGATTTGTCCGAAGTGTGGGAGGGTATATTCACCTTTTACCCAAATGTGTTTGTATTGCAAACCCAATAATACAAATATAATTTCTAATACTACCGTCAGTGAAGAAAAATTAAGAGAAAACCGTAAAACAGAGTAATATGAAACAGACATTAGAAGAAGCAGCATACGACTATGCTACTAATAAAACAAAGTTTAGAAAAGAGGTTTTAAAGGAGGTTGATCCAGATAACTATGTTAGTCGGAAATCTGATTGTATGGAAGATTTTCAATGTGGTGCAGAATGGCACGCAAAGCAATCTCCTTGGATAAGCGTGAAAGAACGATTGCCGGAAGAAAAACAACGTGTTTTAGTTGTCCGTAATAATGGGTTAATCTGTGAATCTTGTTGCAATTTAAGAAACAAGAGCTGGCTTATATATGGATTTGGATATGTATATGATGTTGTCGGATGGATGCCTATCCCTTCTTTCGATGAAATACTTGAAGCCAACAGAGATGTACTAGAACGGATTAAAGAGAAAGGAGATTAATATGGAAATAACTAAGGTAACAATTAAAAACAAAAAATGATTTAATCATGACTCGCAATCAATTTATTCATTACTCTTATCGGCATAGCGAAATCATTATCTGGCACCAAAAGCACCCAGAAATAGATATTGAATGTATGTTGATAGGAGTAGACTTTGATCACGAATTATTTCATCTTGTTCCCATTGACTTAGATTATTATGAAGATAGATCGTATTGGCTTCCTTATACATCGTGCGACAAACAGTTTAAAAAGCCTAAGATGAAAGTAGTAAGGGGTGATAGAACAATAGTAACAAAGTAGTTAAAACGAATAACAATGAGTATATTATCAGACGAATGGTGTTGCATGAATTGTGTACACCAAGAAGAATGTTTATTGGACGATCCAGAGTTGAACTTATTAGGATATTGTATGCAATACGAAGACGAAGAATGGGAGGAATAACTATGGATTACTTATTAAAAGTGTTATTTTCAATAGCAATAACAATGATATTTGTACAATTAGGACTAACAATTGCATTACAATGGGATAAAGAATCTAAGAATAACCAAAAGTTAAAAAAGTACGTAGGCAGATTTGGTGCTTTTACATTAGGAACAATCGGATTGTCCGTTCTTGTGGCGATTCTTAACGTTATATGGATTGATTAAATAGCAAATTATGGGATTTACAACAGCAGCGTTTATCAGACGCAATACACCGGAGCTTCGGAAGAAGCTGGAAGAATTAGGATACAACCATCCTACTGATGTATTTGAAGATGAAAGGTTTTGTATTGCTACATCACCAGCTAACTGCAATTATCATATTATTATTAAAGGGGCGTTTGATGATACAAATCCTCATCACACATGGAATTGTGCTGGAAGAATTGATTGCGGAGATAACGAGGAGCTTTTCTTGTCTATCGCTTCACTCAGGGATGATACAGACAAGTATCAATGGTTTATAATGGATGTAGAAATATATGTTTATATTCCTAAAGATACTTGGTTTCAATCTACAGATCGTAACGGAGGAAGGCATGTTGGAACTCAGATAGAATCACTTTATTGTCACAAGGCTACCGTAGAAGAGTTAATCAAACACTTTAAAGAGAAGGAGGTGAATCATGGATAGCGTACAGACACAAACCTTTTCTATCAGAGGGAATGACGATGCTGTGGCATATATTGATTTTTGTGATGGAAATTTATGCGTTTCTGTTGTAGTAGAAGGTAAACAGGCAGACTTTCACTTTGAACCTATTACTTTGAAGATGTTTGCCTATGCTTATAAGTTGCATTGTGAAGATTTAAATAAGGAGGAATAGCCATGCCAATAAGCGAAGTAGCAGAATTAATACTTAAAATAGCGTTATTCATCCTCAATGCCACAACCGTTGCCATTGTTGTAATTTTGATAAGCAAATGGCACAGACGCATGGAGGACAAGCTGAATGGCATCAAAAGTTATATTCAGCACGTAACGGATCGCAATGACATCGTATACATCAATCAGCTTGAAGAGATAAAAAGAATACTGATAGAGTCTGAACGTTACGAAGATGCAGCCAAGATAAGCAAGTGCATTGAGGATGAATACAGTAATCTTAAAAGAAAAATAGAAGACGGAGAATAAATAATTGATCCTTTAAAATGATTATGAAGCAAGAGATAAACAGCAACCTATTGGCGGAATGTATGAAGGAAGCCATGAAAGTGAAATTCCTGGAAACCAGCGAAGAGATAGAATTATATGCTTATGCCCTGTATAATGCGGAAATGTGGGGGAAGAGTGTAAAATAATAAACTGAAATTACTAACTTTGTGCTACATGTCAAGTGGCATGTAGCTAATCAGACGAAAAGACATGAAGTTATCAGTAAAACAGGAAAAATTTTGCAATTACTATATTGAGTGCGGGAATGCATCTGAGGCTTATAGGCGTGCATATTCCTGTTCTAATATGAAAGATGAATCGATAAATGTTAAGGCTGTTGAATTGTTAAACAACGGTAAGATTACGGTAAGGGTAAAAGAGCTTCAAGAAGAACTAAAGAGGAAATCAGACATTACAAAAGAAGAGGTGTTAAATATGCTTAAAAGCTTTATGTATGCTGACATACGTAATTTCCTTACCATAAAAAACGGCAATGTCATTTTCAAAGATAGCGAAGATTGGACTGATGAAATGGCAATGCAGGTCGAAAGCGTGAAACAAGGAAAGGATGGGATTGAAATAAAACTAAATGGGCGTACATGGACTATCCAGCGCATTTGCAAAATGCTTGGCTTTGATTCACCTCAAGATATGAATATAAACATTGTATCTCCTATGAGTAAAGAGGAAGCCAAACGAATAATAGAAGACTTATGATGGGGGAAGGATATGATTACATACGGGCATTTTGCTTGTCAGGAACATTGAACTATACGAGGTATTTCTTTAAAGAAAGATTTGCTCGTAAATTTGTAGTAAACGACCATCACGTAAAGATATGCCAGGCTCTTGATGATGTGATTGACGGAAAAATAAAGAAACTGATTATAAACATAGCTCCGAGGTATTCCAAGACGGAATTAGTAGTTAAGAATTTCATATCGTATGGACTTGCAATCAATCCATCTGCCAAATTTCTTCATTTGTCTTATTCTGATGATCTTGCTAATGATAATTCGGAGGAAGTAAGAGATATAGTTAAGTCGGAAGAATACAAGCGTATATTTCCTTATGTAGGTATAAAGAAAACTAGTGATGCAAAAAAGAAATGGTACACAACAGAAGGAGGTGGCATGTACGCTACGGCTGCTGGGGGGCAAGTTACAGGTTTTGGAGCCGGTGCTGTCGATGATGAAAACGATTTATCCGAAGCATTAGAAGAATTCAAACCTTCTTCTAAATTTGCAGGTGCATTGATTATTGACGATCCGGTTAAGCCTGAAGATGCGATATCTGACACTCCTAGGGAAAAAGTAAATCAAAGATTTGAAACAACAATAAGAAACCGTGTAAACTCACGGAATACCCCTATCATAATCATCATGCAAAGGCTTCATGAGCATGACCTTTGCGGATATTTAATGGAAACGGAGCCAGGAGAATGGACTGTTTTGTCACTTCCTGTAATAGTCTATGAAAATGGAGAAGAGAAAGCCTTATGGGAGTTTAAGCATACACTTGAAGAACTGCATAGAATGCAAAAAGTAAACAGCTATGTCTTTGAAACTCAATATATGCAGAATCCTACTCCTATGGAGGGCTTAATGTATAGTAAATTTAAAACTTATGATACTATACCAATCACAAATAGGGCAATAAGAAAGAATTACACAGATACAGCAGATACGGGGAGTGATTATTTATGCTCTATTGATTATATTGATACGGAGATAGGAAATTTCATACTTGATGTCCTTTTTACACAAAAGGACATGGAATTTACCGAGCCGGAAACAGCTAAAATGCTTACTAAAGACCAAATATCCAAGGCGAATATAGAAAGCAATAATGGAGGAAGGGGATTTGCTAGGAATGTAGAGAAACAGATGCGGATAATTGGTAACCCTAGGACTCAAGTAAGCTGGTTTCATCAGTCAAAAAACAAGGAGGTTCGGATCTTTACCAGATCTTCCGAGGTGATAAATCTTACTTATTTCCCTACTGATTGGGAAAGGAGGTGGCCGGAGTTTGCGTCTCAACTGAAAACATATAGGAAGAAAGGAAAGAATGCTTATGATGATGCTTGCGATGCTCTTACAGGAACTGTGGAAATGAGAGGTGAAATAGATGTCCTGTACTACAAGAAAGAAGAGATGGGAGAAAATAACCATATATTTGTTGAGATACACCCGAATATTAATGGGCTATTTATAATGGTTTCTTATTGTGCTGTTGGCGGAAAGATATTCATGATTGATTGCTTGTTCTCCGATTCGTTAATACCTGTTGACCAGCTTATTAATAAAATAGACGGGAATGCACAAATGGAGATACCTGTTGAGATGAAACATTATGCAGACGATTATAGAAGGCGTGTTGATCATAATTTGTGGGTAAGAGAAGAAACAGCAGACAAGAAAACCATGATTGAATCTTATAAATCGATTATTAAAACAATCTGTTTTCCAGAATTGGATGATTCATTTAGTGCATTAATAGCTAATATGTCTGATTATGACGGCATTAACAGTTTTGAAAGTATGTATGTGCTATCTTGTGTATGTGCTCGTGTAAAATCTTTAAAAATGATATAATCTTAAAAATAGAACATTGTTTTTTGTATTACCCTCGGTATTTTTCTGACCGATTTTATAATTATATTAAAAATAGAACATTTCAGCAATGTTCATTCAATAATAATCAGATAAAATTTTTATGTAAAACTTTGGCGTTATAGAAAAATGGCGTATATTTGCAGCGTTACACATATTTAGTGGCAGACGGTTGTCTGCTAATAGCAGGCATTTTTTATGCTTGTAAGTACGCTGTATATATAATACAACGGTCTGCAAACCTGTGAGGAAAGTTAACAGCTTCCCAACTGCCACTAAGGTATGTGTAACGACGGGTTAATTGCAGACCGTCTTTTTTTCTGCAATGCCATAAAACGTTACAAAAATGGCAAAAGAAATTATTCTATCAAAGGAAAGTAGCGAAAGCGAAATCAAAGCGTATTTCAACGCAGTATTAAAGTTATCCCAATCTGATAACGAGTTCCCAATTAACCTTGATGAAGTGTGGCCGTTGGTCTATTCTGAAAAGGGAAAGGCTGTTAGAGCTTTGACATCAAACGAGCAATTCATTGAAGGAGTTGATTACAAAACGCTTGCCCAAAATGGCAAGCAAGATGAAGCAAGTTGGGGAGGTAACAACAAAGTGAACTACTACCTAACCGTTTCTTGTATGGAGTTCTTCATCGCCCGCAAAGTAAGACCTGTGTTTGAGGTGTACAGAAAAGTATTTCATGGTACAATAAAGAAAGCAATCGAAACAAACAATCAGCCAAGTATAAAAGATAAGATAGCGGTAGCAAAATTTCTATCCTCTTATCTGAACCTGAACGAAAGCTCAAAACTGATTATAGCAAAGAGCATAGCCGAACCTCTCGGATTGCCTACACCCGATTATACCCCAAGCAAAGGGATAGTAAAGTCCGCCACCGAATTGCTCAAAGAAAAAGGATTATCTATCAGTGCACAAGCGTTTAATCAAAGAGCAATTCAAAAGGGATTCTTATGTGAGATGAAAAGAAAATCGTCACATGGTAAAGACAAGCCTTTCAAATCTATAACTGAATCAGGTCTTGTGTACGGTGAAAATCAAGTCAATCCCAACAATCCTAAAAGCACTCAACCTTTATGGTATGAGGATAAATTTATAGAACTATTGGGGCTATTAGGGTTTCAACTTGCAAAATTGTCTTGATTGTATAAGCTGACAGCACATTTTTATCATCCCTGTGTACTATGTTATCAATACACAGGGAGTACACACAATTATATCGAATAATCACACGAATCACACCATAAAATATGTCACTATGGATATGTACGAAGTCTTGCTACAAAGAGTTATTACTTTGACAAACGAGTATCTAAAACTGAAAGAAAGAATGTCTGAAATGGAAAAGGAGTTGAACACGAAGCATTTATCTTCTCCTAAGATAATAAAAATGAAGATTGAAAAATCGAAATAAACCAGTGTCAGGGGATTCGGTTCCGGCACATTAGTTGACGCCATCGAAAAGAAAGAGTAGCTTTTAAAGCTGCTTTTTCTGTTTATATAAACATATCTATTTCATCATAAAATAATTATCTATTTTTATTTGGACTAAATAGAAATAATATATATATTTGCGGTGAGGATTACCATCCCTTCGTGTGAAGACGCACGGAACCTATACGTTTTTATACTATCGGATTTTTTCGTTAGTGTTTTTGTCCGTAAAGACCTCTTCATTTCGTAGGGAATGGTTATCTCAAATCAGATAATCATTCTTTTTATGTCTAAATTAGGAAATTGGTTTCAAAAAAGGATTAATATATCTGCTCCCTCCATGAGAGAGACAGTAAAAGCTATTGAAAAGGATTCTAATGGGAATTTCTGGTATCTTTCCAATTTCTTCTCGCCATCTGGTAAAATTAAAAATGATTATGATCTAACATTGGATAGGGATAAAGCAGATTCTCTTCTTGTATGTACACCATTTTCTACTGTTATAAATAAAATAGGTTCTCTTTTTGCGAATGGGAAAATATATGTCACCGACAAGGAAGGTAATGAAAAAGAGGGATATAACGACATTAGAGAGTTGTTGTCACGTCCTAATCCACTTCAAACAAGGGTTGGTTTTTTAAAAGAGATTGAGATGTCTCTTAAACTTTTCGGATATTGTCCCATTTTCACTGTAAGAGCAACAAAAAAATCATTGCCACTCGCAATGTATGTCATACCTGCACAGATATTTCACATGGTTTCTTCTGGGAAACTATTTCGCCAGTATGATATAAAGGATATTGTTTCTAGCGTATACTTGGAGTGGGATGGTTTGCGGGAAGAATTATCAGACGAAGACTACTTTGTAATTTACGATAGTTCTGCAAATGTTAATGGTTCCAATCGAGATATAGAATTCTCTTCTGTTACAGACTCCCTTTCTATGCCGGTTAATAACTGGATTGCAGCGATGACAGCCAGTTATCAGTTAATTGTAAATGGCGGTCCCAAAGGTATTATTTATTCTGATTATACCGATAAAATGGGTAATCAAGTTATGACACCAGAGGAAAAAGAAATATTGGAATCTAAACTAAAAGAAAAATATGGTATTCTCAATAAATTCCCAATTCTGACATCAAAGATAAAACTTGGTTGGATTCCTTTGAATTATGATTCCTCCCAGCTTAAACTTCATGAAGAGGATCAACGATGTAGCAGAAAGATATGCAATGCGGTAGGAGTTGATTATAGCTTATTTGACGAATCTAAATATGACAATAAAAGCATAGCTGAAAAATCAGCTTATCAAGGTCTTATTATTCCTGATTCTGAAAAAGTTGCAGAAGCTTTAACGGACGCTATTTGCCCTAAGGGTGTTTTTATAAAGCTGGATTATACCCATGTAGACTGCCTTCAAAAGGATAAATCATCATCTTCTTCTGCATTTCAGAAAATGGCTTCTTCTTTAATTCAATTAGTTGAAAAAGGTCAAATAACTCTTGATGAATCTAGAAATGAGCTAGCAAAGTTTATAGATATTGATCCTGATAATCCAAAAGGTGAATTAAAAACTAATAACTCTATTGAAAATGGATAAAACTAATAAATATAGCGGAAGAATGGGGATGCAGTATAAGACATTCTCCATTTATGCTAAAGAAGTAAACTACGACAACGAAAGCCGTACTATTAGCGGTTATGCTGCGGTCTTTGGAAATAAAGATAAAGCCGGAGATATATTGGTTAAGGGTTGTTTCTCGAAGAGTATCCAAGATCGAGGTCCAGAGAGTTCTGCAAATGACAAGATAATCATGTTGTGGATGCATAATATGAATGAACCTATAGGTCGGATTACAGTATTGAACGAAGATGAAAAGGGGCTTTATTTTGAAGCAATAATAGATGAAGTACCGAGAGGAGAACAGGCAATAAAACAGCTCGAATCTGGAACTTTAAACCAGTTCTCTATAGGTTATCAATATGTGTGGGAAAATTGCGAATACGATGCGGAAAAAGACGCTTTCATTGTGAAAGAGGTAAAGCTTTATGAGATATCAGTAGTCTCTATCGGTTGCAATGGGGAGACTGAATATTTAGGGTTAAAATCTATAGAAGATACCGAAAAAGCTTATGAAGAATTAAATTTCGAAATATCTGAAATGTGTTCAGGAATGTCCGCATCCAAGCAACAGAAGATACAGAGAATTATATCAAAAGCAATGTCACTTGCATCTTTCAAGCCGGAGAATCGGAAAGAATCTTCACTTGAAGAAAAGGAAGCCGACATGCGTGACAATAAGGTGAAATCGATGTTCAAAAATTTAAAATTAAAGTAAGTATGGGAAAAGAAGTGGAAAAGATTGAGTTTAAAGACTTTCTTGATACAAAAGGATTGTCCGAAGATGAATCTAAGGTTTTCGATGTGTTTTCCAAAGGGCTTGACGGCTATATGGAGGCTCTCTTTGATCAGTTTATGAAAGATGAAATTGATTCTAAGTCCATGAAGGAATCAATCGAAGATGCAACAAACTCTATTGAGGAGTTAAAGAAAGAAGTAAAAGGATTTGCAGATAGTGAATCTATCAATGAACGCTTAAAATCTTTTGAAGAAACAATTGTACGCATTAAGGCGGCCACCGAAAAGACAAAAGGAGGGACATATAAATTAAAGTCTATTGAAGATCAACTTCGGGAACAGTTAAAAGCTTATATTACCGAAAACCAAAATGGTTGTTCTACTGTTGATTTGAAGTCTGCATGCAAAGCGTCTCCGGGCAATAAGTTAGAGTTGAATCTGGTAGTAAATACAAAGGATGCTGCGGTTATATCGTCTGGTTCTTTGGCCCCTCATTATGGTGTTGAGATCGATCCCAATTTATCTGTAAATCCAAGATCTCAAACTGTAATTCGTAATTATGCAAGTGTTTCTAGGACTAACAGCAGGTCTCTTATTTATGCAGAATATGTTAGTAAAGATGGTGATGCAGCTTGGGTTTCCGAAGGCGGATTAAAACCGTTAATGGATGCAACTTTAGCAGAAAAGACCGTTACGGCAGCCAAGGTCGCTATTGCTGCTAAATTCACAGAGGAAACTCTTTCTGATTTTCCAAGCTTTGTGAATGAGGTACAAACGGAAATGGTCAATAAGCTTGGTATAAAGGAAGAACAGGGAATTTTGGAAGGTACAGGATCGTCTGGAGAAATCAAAGGTGTGGCCGCAGATATGCCGGCTTTCTCTTTGACAAACTTCTATATTGACAAGGCTAATATGTTTGACGCTCTTGTTGCTGCTTATTCTCAAATCGTTTCCACTAGTGAAATGGCTTATCGTCCAAACTTGGTGTTGATGAATCCTTTGGATTATGCTTCAATGCAATTAACGAAAGATGCTAACGGACAGTACTTACGCCCATTCCGATACAACGATGAGTTGATTCAGGGATTAAGAGTTGAAACTACTACCGCAGTAGCACAGGGGGACTTTATCATGGGAGATTTCTCTTATTTGAATATTCGTGACTTATGGGCTCTTTCAATTTCTCTAGGTTGGGAAAACGATGATTTCAGAAAGAATATTGTAACGGTGCTTGCTGAAAAAAGGCTGATGTGTTACATCAAGTCGCAATATAAGACAGCATTTGTTAAGGACAAATTCAATACAATTATTGAAGGTATTACCAAATCAATTTGATTAAAGTATGGGAAAAGAATATAATATGAATTTGACAAAACGCTACAAGGTAACGTTTATCAAAGATGGTACAATGTATAAAAGTGGAGAGAAAGTTATGGTAGGAATGCCTCTTGCCGGCAAGTTTTATGCAGAAGGTAAAATTGAAGCGACTAGCGAATTGGTTAATGATGCCAAGGCTTTAGGATGCGAAGAACTTTTCACAAAACGTAAAAAGACTAATTCATGATTATTGACGGTTCATACTTTACGGGGATTCTAAATATTGGCATTATCTGGGATATAGATAATGATTCACCAACTAGAATGGCGGAAAGAGATAATTTGCAATCATATATTGATTTGTATGAAAGAGAATATCTCCGACTTGTTTTAGGGGAAAGTATGAGCCGTAAATTTATTGAATATCTTTCATCAAAAGAAGATAAGGTCGATAAATGGGAAAAATTGAAGGATAAACTTTCTTTTCGGGGATATAGTCCGGTGGCTAATTATGTATATTTTCATTATGTAAGAAGATGTGGCATAAAACAGACTCCGGTAGGAACTGTATATGCTTCTGGAGATGAGAAGGCTAATCCTAATATTCTTTTGGTTTCTGCCTGGAACGATATGGTACAGATGAATAAGGACCTGTATGACTTTCTTAAATCAGATAAGGAATATGAAGGTTTTTCTTTCAACTGCGCTATGCTTGAATATATTAATGGAATGGGAATATGAAATCAATTAATGACATATTTAGAGATGTCGTTGCAGATACTGCTAAGATATACGGTAATAACGTATCTTACATGTTTGGGGATTGGGAATACATTGCAGGTCAATTGACAGAATGGAGTGAATCTCAGAAAACAAGTTTCTTAAAATTCCCTATAATATGTCTGTATTCACCATATATCGAAGATCGTACATCCAAAACTTTCGGTGCGACTCTTGAATTTCTTATTATGATTGATACTCAAAAAGGGTATACTAACGAGGAAAGAGAGAAGGTTTCTTTTCAAAGAGTACTTCGGCCAGTGTATGATGCATTTATTCGTAGCATATTATCCTCTCCTGACCTGATTAATGAATATAGCGGTATAGTTCCCCATTTGTATACGGAAAACTACCGATATGGCAGAAAAGGCGTGGAAGCTGACGGAAAACCATTTAGAGATTTCATTGATGCTATTGAGATAAAGAATTTGAATATAAAAATCAAAAATAATAAATGTTATGGCGATAGAACTTAGAGAATGCGCTGGTATAGCTCAGTTTAATACCGGCTCATCAAAATGTTTGCTTGATCCCGGAAAGGTAAAGGCTATTATATTGACTATGCATGGTTATAAGCTACCGGCAAATGCGACTGCTGAATTACTGGAGGCTGCTTGTCACGATGATAGACCAAATCGAATCTTTCCGATTAAAACCATTATTGAATACGCACCCTCGGGCGGTGAAGCGAATAAAAACGCTACCGGTTACGGTCCAAATAAAATCACTTCGTATTCAGCAAAAGATGATGTGTGGACTGTCGATGAATATGACGCCAGTTTAAAGGCAAATATCATGGCTGCTAAAGGAGTGGCTTTTGATGCCTATTTCGTGGATGAAAACAATGTTGTTTATGGAATGAATGACGGGACTGATATTTTAGCCGGTATTCCTCTTGCTGGTATATATCCGGGTGGTCAAGATTGGGATTCGTCCGGTACCGAGGCTAATTTAACGGTAGGAACAATGTTCAAGGACTATGAGAAGTATGTGAAAAACGCTGATTACCGTGTATATAAGTTCGATGTAGTGGAAGCCTTGAAAGGCCTTGTATATGTTGAACTTGTAAAACTGGATACCGGAGAGAACAATTATAAATTGAAAGAGCACTTCGGAAATCTGGATGTTACTTCTTTCTTTGGTGCAGCATTGTCAGAAGGAGCGAGTTCTTGCTTTGATGGCGAGGTGTCTGCCGTTAAGTTTGAAAATGGAAATTTGGTTATTACGGCAACCGGCACTCCTTCATTGAAGTCTCCGAAGGTTTTGCAAGAGAATGGAATTGTTGGTATTGAACAATGGAAGGCATGAAAGTAGAAGGTATCAATTTTGTAGATGAGGAGGTCAGAAAAATGAAAAAAAAGGATTTTATAACAAAACATAAATTCCTTTTTTCTGGTCGGACTGAAAATGAAAAGGAAAGTATTCTCTCTGATATCTATGATAGGATTGTAGGTGTCAGATCTCCTTCAGAGAGTATTATTTAAAGTGGTTATTTTTCAGAGGAGGGAGGGCTGTAGCCTTCCCTTTTTCTATTATTTATCAATTGAATATGGCTACAATAAAAGAAGCATTGGATAATGTGACAGCTTTTGTTAATGGGTTTGAAAGAGAGGTTCAAAATACCATGGATTCGAATAAATCTCTTGTTAGGGAATTTGTGACAGAGCAGTTGTATTCAGGTGTAAATGGGAATGATAAACCTATTCGTCCTACCTATCTGAATGATCCTTGGTTTGCTACTAATGAAGCAGGAAAGTGGAAGAATAATGCAAAAGGATATGCTAAAATGAAGAAAAGAATAACAAAACCTACTCCCTCTTTCCAGGGTTATCCGGCTAGGGATGTATACACTCCCAATCTCATTATTACGGGTGAATTCTATGATTCTATACGTGTATCTTCGTCCTCAAAAGGATTAAAGATAGAAACTAGAGGAAGCGACATAGGACCGGATATAGAAAGGAAGTATGGAAGTGCCATATTGGGAGTAGGAGTGAAGTCCCGTGAATACTTCCTCAAATATGTACTTAACCCGGCGCTTAAGAATTACTTTTCAAAATTTGGCGTATTATGAGTTGTTGGTGTCAAGGCAATAAGAGGCTTGCTTCTGAAGAGAAAATGCGGGAAATCGCAAAGAAGGCGGCTAAAATGGAGAAATCAGTGTATGTTCTATTTAAAAAAGAGGATGGCAGTATTTGGTATGCAAAAGAGGGAGAAGAATACAAAGGTGTTTTCGTCGAATACATATATCCGTAATACGAAGAATAGAACAATATTTAGGGTGTGTGGTTAGAAATATCACGGGGATTATACAAAAAGTATAGGAAAAATAGAACAATAAAACACCGTCTAGAGAAAAATAAAATAATTGTTTGCCAAATAATAAAAACTTGCTATATTTGTAGTGCGATACAGCTTGGGGAAGCGCATATAAGATATTAAGTATTTCCATAGAGTTGGGAATATATAAACAGTGCCGAAAGATCCTCAAGCGTTCGGTGCTGTTTTTTTATATTCCTGTGTGTGAAAGGGCACACTACGAAAATTGTATGAATGATATTCAGATTTTCAAAAATGAAGCTTTCGGTGAAGTTCGTGTAGCCGGAACAAGTGAAAAACCATTATTCTGCTTGGCAGACGTTTGTAAGATACTTGATTTGCAGGTAGGAGCAACAAAGAACAGGTTAGACGAAAAGGGAATTAGCCTGATTAATACCCCTACTAATGGAGGTATTCAGCAGCTTATATATGTGAGTGAAAAGAATCTATACAAAGCTATCATGCGTTCGGATAAACCACAAGCCGAACCTTTCCAAGATTGGGTATGTGGCGAAGTTCTTCCATCTATCCGCAAACATGGTATCTATGCTACCGATAACGTTATAGATCAAATCTTAAACAACCCGGATTTTGGTATTGAGATTCTCACTAAGTTAAAAGAAGAACGGTCGGCACGCATTGAAGCAGAGAAACAGGTAGCTGTGCTTACTCATGTCAATAAGACCTATACATGTACGGAGGTTGCGAAAGAGCTAGGGCTTAAATCGGCAATTGAACTCAATAACCGTTTAAGAGAACTTGGTGTACAATATAAAGTTAATCAGACGTGGGTACCATACACTAAATACTCTACGCTTGGTTGGTTTGATATAAAGCAAGAGGTTGCTGACAACGGTCATATTATCTACCATAGAAAGATTACCGGAATTGGCAGGCAGGGTATCATCAATCTGTTGGCAATGTGATTAATCAAAGAAAGGGCAGCCCTGAAGCTACCCTTTCCCGCTGATTGGCGTCAACTAATGTGCCGGACCGAAGCCCCTGACACTAACTTATTTTGCTTTCTCTATTCTCATCTTTATTATCCTTGGAGCCGTTGAGTTCTTTATTCTTGTCTCGTTCTCCAACTCCTTAACCCTTTCCTTTAACTGCAAGTATTCATCAGTCAGTAATACAATTCTTTGCAGTAAAATTTCGTATAAGTCCATAGTGATATATTTTTATTAGTGTGATTCGTGTGATTCGTTTAATTTTTCGATATAGTTGTGGCCGTCCGGCATTGGAACGGACTGCTGTAAATGTGCGATGTGTGTTATACTATCTTGGCTAGCTTTCCGTCAGAAGGCTTACCGCCAAACAGGTGGTTCAGATAAGCCAATCCCTTTTGGGTAACTAGCACTTTGGTTACGACAAATCCCGGATGGTTGGTGCGCTCGATGAACTTCTCCTTCATCTCGAAGTATCCGGCATCAATAAACCGCTGTTTGGGTTCGTTTCGGTTGGCGAAGAATACGCCCGCTTTCCTTAGCTTGTCGAATAAGGTGTTGCGCCCGAAACCGAGTTTCAGTATCTTGGCGGACATTCCTATGTCTACCTTGTCGTCGGTGGCAAAAGCTGCGTCGGCAAAGGCTGCCTTTGGCTGGAGTTTGGCGTTTTGCTGTTCTAGTTGCTTCTTCTCCTGTGCCAGCCGTTGCTTTTCCTCTTCCGATGATACGAGGGCTTTCAGGGCTTCGAGGTAGGTTTGGGGAGTTTGAGGTTTGCGCTTCTCTAGTTCGAGTTGTTCCCAGCGATCAATAATTTTCTCACGGAGTACTGCGTCGTAGCCGGACGCTAGAATCAGGCAGCCTTTCTTGGTGAGTTCGAAGCAGGGGAGTTTTCGACCGGTAGAGTCTCTGTATTCACTCAATCCAAAATTGGATGCAGTAACACCCTGTGAGAGTAACTTCCTGATATCACGCATAATATGTGCGTGCTGTTTTCCTGTGAGTTCCGCAATTTCAAGCGAACTCATTCTATCCGTGTCGTGGATTAACGTCGCCATCAAACTACTATTATTCGTTTGATTTTGATTGGTGATATTGTTGAACATAACAATAAATAAAAAAGGTATATTGCCTTTCCCGCTGTTCAACACATATCACCTATGCTGTGGTTCCATTACAGTTCCACACGGGGGTACAATATACCTCAATATTTTAAGTACAAGCATAAAAAATGCTCGCATGATTAATGCAAGCTCCGCTCGCACAGGTGATTTATATATGTTGAACACCGCAAACATACAAACTATTTTTGAAAAATGCAAGAAAAAACAACTTTTTTGCGTGATGCATGAAGATATATGTGGATTTATTTGGATTTATGAACAGTTGTCAGTTATTTTGTCATATTGTATAACATAAAACACACAATTATGAAAAAGATAAATAATCTATTAGTATTAATATTCCTTTTGTTTATATCTTGTACATCTCCGAATAATAAAAAAAGAAATGCCAATTCTATTGCCCAAAATGGAGAACTGCTAGTTTCTGTTTTCAAGAAAGATTTTAAAAATAATAGAGGAAGCTATCATGTTTGGACGAAAGATGCCAAAAAAAACAAAGAACAAGTTGATTCTATTAGGGAAGAACTAGGACTTTTATCTGATTATACCATATATTTATATAGCGATAGTACTTTGGATGAGGGACATTATTACGCATATTGCCTAGATTATTTCAAAACAAATCCTATTCAAAAATATGATACTCAGAAACAAATTGATTTAATAAATTTAGAGAAGCAAAAAAAAGACTATATGACTGATGAAGAAGCAATACAGGCACGAAAAGAATACGAAAGAAAAAAACAAGAAGAATATAATTCTATATATGAAAGAATTATAAGCTACTCGGATCTACATTTTGTAAAATCATTTTCTGACATAAAACAATTTCTAGTTATTATCAAAGATACTGAAAATGCAATATTGATGGGAGGAGATAGTGATATTAAAGAAAAAACCAAAAAATCATTATCTAGTTTTCAAAAAATAAATTTTCCTTTAGCCCGCAAGATGTATTACAACAACGCAAAAGAAAAGTTATGGGAAAAGAACATAGAAGTAAAACTAAGTGGAAGAAACATAACATTTGAAGGTTATATGTTTGCAGATAACGGTACTATAAAAGCGACTTACGAGGAAATCCGAAAAGAATTGGAAGACCTTAGATTTAAAACGGTTGGTTTTAGGTGGTATGAAGGCGGAGATAGAACCTACTGGAAGTTGAATGTGAAAAATGATGGAGATATATAATTTATGAAAAACGTTTTATTTATACTATTGTCTTTATTATTCATCTCTTGCTCAAAAGACGATGATAAACTTGACCCTTCCCAATTCATTGGTGATTATGAATTAAAGAGCTGTTTTACTGATACAGACTTTTATTCAGATGCAGAAGGAGGATGTGAAATATTCAAGGTCGGTAATACCATAAGAATAAGTTTATATGTTGATAAAAACAGCAATGAGAATGTTTCTTTTGACGGTTACTTTGACGGAGACCAGGTGCTAACATCGGATGAAAAAAACTTTGGTAGAATTTGGGAAGCGTCATTGGGTATATACATAGATCAAGTTGATGGTACTAGATACGAGTTTTGGAGGTCCTCATACATAAATTCAGGCGGTTCTTCCTCTTCTGGTAGATGCCAAGCTATAACACAAAAAGGTACCCAATGTAAGCGTAAGGCTAGCAAGGGTAGTACATATTGTTGGCAGCATAAAAATAATCATTAATCATATTTCCATCCCTAACCAAATAGCACAATATAATCATGAAAACATCCAATTACGCCTCCAGATTATCCGTCAGCTGTGGCAAGAACACGGACAGCATGGAGAAACTTGCAAATTTATGTGAGCAAGAAGCCGAAAAGCTAGTGAAAACGCTGGATATTGCCGAGGGAGATGCAATATCCGTAATTTTTTCTACAATACCAGGTCCCGGATTCCCTGAACTTATCTGTGTGGGAGTATTCAGTAGGGACGAGAGTGGAAAGATCGTGTACGAACTGGATTTCTCGGAGTCAACATTGTAACTCATTCCCGCCCTTCGCAAGAGGGGCGGTTTTTGTATCTAATATTATCTTAAATAAATTCGCTAAATGTGCGAATTAAAAAATAAAATACTATCTTTGTAGCATTAATAAACAGCTATGAATGTAGAATTTGAAAAAGATTATTTAGCAGACTTATACGAAAAAGGTAAAACGACCGATAAAAAACATCGGTTTCAACCTAATATAGTAAAGAGATATTTAAAGTGCGTGAAGGTCTTGATGAGTATCTCCAGAATGGAGGATTTATTCACTTTCCAATCTTTAAATTACGAGAAGTTGAAAGGTGATAAAAAGGGGATTTCTTCTTTGCGTATAAACGATCAATATCGTTTGGAATTTAGGGAAATACCTAGTCAAAGCGATCAATCAATAATAGAAATTTGTTCAATAGTGGATATAACGAATCATTATAAATAAGGATATGGGAAAATTAGCAAACAATTTACAATCGTTCATTCCGTACCATCCCGGAGAGTTGGTAAAAGATGAGCTGGAATACCGATCTATAAAGCAAAAAGATTTTGCCGAGAAGTTCAGTATTTCTTATAGTGTGCTGAATGAGGTTCTAAATGGGAAAAGATCCATAACTTCAGAATTTGCATTAGTTCTGGAAGCTGCTTTAGGGATTAAGGCAGACGTTTTGGTTAGGATGCAGACAGATTATAATTTGGATATAGCTAGAAGTAGCGATAAGATGAAGGAAAAGCTGAATAATATAAGAAAAATTGCGGCAGCATTATAATATTAGTACAGCTCAGTTTTGATTAAGCATTATCAAGATCTTTTGTTTGACGACATTCTGTACTGGATACCTCGAAAGAGGTGCTTTGGAAAGCCCGAATATAATCGGGCTTTTTTGTTTTAATATAGCTGTTATTAGTGTTCTTCTTCTATCTGATAGCCAGCTAGAAGTTAGTGCTATTAGTGAGAGAAAAGCTGGTGCTGAAACTGTTAATAATCTAAATATTACTTAAAAGATTTATGTAAAGCTCTTGATAAGGATGTTGTTTGTTGTCGTTGTCGTATATTTGTATTAACGAAACATAGAATAGTACAACATAAAAGTAACTAAAACACAAAATATGGCTCCAGTAATCACATATCTACTAAACAATGCTCCATGGATAGCTGTTATAGTATTAGCAATCATTGGGAGTTGGAAGATGTCAAAGTATCATGCTAAATTAGAAGAAACTAGGAATAAGGTTGAGAATCTTCCTTGTGATAAACATAAAGATGACATTCGTGATTCTGGGCAAAGATATAATGAATTACAAAGAATTGTAAGCTCTACCAATGATATGGTTGTCGAAATAAACAAATGGTTAATGAAATTTGATAATGATATGATTGATAAGTTAGCAAAAAAAGCAAGTCCATTAAAAATGACTCCTCTTGGCGAGGTTTTATTTGAGAAATCATCAGCCAAAAAGACGATAGATAATAATATTGATTTTTTGATTAAAGAACTGGAAGATATAAATCCTCAAACGGCTTACGATGTAGAGGAAGAAGCTTTAAGTTATCTTTTGAGAAACATGGGAAATGAAATGTTTGCCGATATAAAGCAATTTATATACTATTCCCCTGATACAATTCAATTAAAAGACCCTTCTTCAGGAGAAGATAAAGATGTAAGGATTTCAATGCAATCTATAATAAAGCTAATGAGTATATATCTTAGAGATTTATATTTGAAGAAACATCCTAATATCGTATAATTTATAGAAGCGGAGTAACCTCCGCTTTTATTTTGCTATCCCTCCTTATATTTATTCATTCTAAATAGCTTGTAAAACTCCTAAAATATTTCTATATTTGTGCGGAAACTATGTCAAGTGGCATGGTACTTAATTCGCACGTTATATGGCTAATGAATTAAAAATTACTGATGTAGTCGATCAGAAAGCAATCACTCAGTTACAGAATCTTAAAAAAGAGATTGACGAATCCTACAATTCCTACAAAAACTTCATTGAATTGCTCGCTAAGGGTATACAAGACAAACCCTCTAATCTTCAAGAATTATCTAGTAAGTCCGCTAACTATAATAAGGTTTTGAATGATCTTATTACTACCCAAAATAAGCTGGCTGATTTACAGAAAGAACATGAAACTCTTCTTCAAAGAATAGTCCAACAAACCAAAGAGAATGTCGCTCAAATATTGGCTGAAGCAAGGGCTAACGACCTTAATGCAGCAGCTGAATTAAAGGCTCAAAAAGCTAAAACCGAGGAATTAAAACAACAGAAGTTAATAAATCAGGAACGGAAGAAAACCAAATATACTATTGAGGAAGCAAATGAAGCCCTAAATCAAGAAATAAAAACCATGAGACAGGCGGAAGAACAAAATAAGATTCTTCGTTCTGCAAGAAAAGATCTTGATTTAACCACTAAAGAAGGGGAAACAACGGTTAATCGTTTTAATTCAGTAATAGATAGAAATACTGCATTTTTAAAGAGAAACTCTGATGAATTGGTTCAAGCAAAGATGAATGTCGGGAGATACAAGCAAGATATTCAATCTGCCGCATCAGAAATATTGAAAGGAAATATTTCCCTTAAAAACATGGGGAACCTTGCCAAGAGTACTGGAGGGTTATTGAAATCTAGTATGGGAGTTGGACTAGCTGAAGTAAAAATAGGAACGGGGTCTATGGTAAAAGGGGTCTTGGCGGCACAAGTAGCAATGAAAGGATTACAAACCTTATGGACGGCTTTGAAGCAGGGGGTAAATACCGCTATAGAATTTGAATCGGCTAATAGCAAGTTGGCGGCTATTTTAGGAACTACCTCCGATAAAATAAAAGATTTAAAATTGTCTGCAAGAGATCTTGGGGCTACAACAAAATATACTGCAGCGGAGGCGACTAATTTACAGATAGAATTAGCAAAATTAGGATTTACTGCGGTTGAGATACAGCAGTCTACTAAATATGTACTTCAATTTTCGCAAGCTACTGGAGCTGAATTACCCGAAGCAGCTGCTTTGGCTGGTGCTGCATTGAGAATGTTCAATGCTGATACAACTGAAACTGAACGTTATGTCTCTGCAATGGCTGTTGCGACAACGAAAAGCGCATTATCTTTCTCTTATTTGCAAACAGCAATGCCTATTGCGGGATCTGTTGCTAAAACATTTGGATTTGAAATAGAAGATGTTTTGGCTTTGTTGGGTAAACTTGCTGACGCTGGAGTTGATGCGTCATCTGCCGCAACGGCTACAAGAAACATTCTTTTAAATTTGGCTGACGGAGGAGGAAAACTTAGTAAAACATTAGGTGGAAATATTAAAACGCTAGATGATTTTGTTAATGGCCTGAAGAATGTCAAAGATAGAGGTATTGAACTTGCCGAAATGCTTGATATAACAGATAGAAGGAGTGTCAATGCTTTTGCTAATTTTGTTAATGGTGCAGAAGATATAGAAAAATTGAGAGAATCAGTAACAGGTGTAACAGATGATTTTGCAAAAATGGCAGAAGAAATGGGGAATAATACAGCCGGAGCATTAAAGGGACTTTCTTCTGCTTGGGATGAACTTATGATTTCAATATACGGAAATACAGGGATAATCAGAGATGTTGTAGAGCTGATTACTGATGCAGTCAGAGATATGGCTACACTAATCGAAAGCACTCAGCAGGCAGCAGATAAAATTGTCAATAAAGGTAAAACTTATTCTGCTACAGATGAAGATTTCAAAAGAGATATAGATGCGGTGGAGAAAAGGACTAAAGCATTTATTGATGCAGGAGAAAAAGAAACTGTAGCAATGGAAAAAGCCAAAAAAGAACAGTTGAATTTATTAAATTTATCTCTTGAACAGGAAAATAAGGCTTTAGCTAAGGCAAAACAAGAATATGAAAACGCTTATGCAAATTCCATTGATGAAAGCGCAAGTGAATATATTAGAGAGAATGCTAAATCTGTTTTAAAAACATTGGCTATTGAATATTCAACTATTCAATCATCGGTAAATGTGCTTGAGGCTAGGAAAAAACGTTTAGAAGGAGGGAGTCAAAATGTAAATGGTAATGGGAGTGGATCAACTTTGACAGACGAAGAATTAGAAAAACAGAGAAAAGAACGTCTACGCATCCAACAAGAATATCAACAATCCGAACTTGATTTAATGGATGAAGGGTTAGGAAAAGAACTTGCAAAGATTCGCCTGAATTATACTAAACGCATTGCGGCTGTTAAGGGGAATACCCAAGAAGAGATTAAAACGAGGGAAAATCTGGTTGTCGCCATGGAAGATGAATTATCTGAAAAGATCTATACGTATAATCAAAATAAAGAGAAAATCGATTTGCAGAATCGTTTGGAAGCTCTTTCTACTAATTCCCAAAATGAATTAGAACAACGTCTTAGATTTCAATTACGAGTGAACGAGATATTAAAGGATGCAGAAGTAAAGGCTGCTAAAGACACAGATGCTGATGTATCAGAAATAGAAGCCAAATATCTTAAAAAGAGAAATGATATCGTAGAAAAGAATATACTGGATAGAATCGGTCTAATTGAAAAGAATACTAAGGAAGAAACAAATATAGTCCAAAATTCAGCAGAAGATCAGCTTCGTACCGTCGAATTGCAATATCGGAAAGGTGAAATAAATGAAAAGAAATACCGCCAAAAGACATACGAAATAACCAGAGATTCTATTCAGGCACAATTAAAATTGCTTGAAGCCCAATTGAAGGCAGAGTTAGCCACTCTTGATCCTGCTGATACTAAAGCTGATGCCATAAGAGAAAAAATAGAAAAAGTAAGGTCCGAGATTAGAAAACTAAATATGGAATTGGAGGACCGAGAATACGAAAATGAGGAGGATAAAAGGCAAGATTGGGCTGATAAATTTATAAGTTCCATGTCTAATATGAGGAATGTAACAGAAGAATATTTGGGAGAAACAGCCAGTCTATTTAGTTCGTTCTATAATGTCATTGGTATATTAACAAAACAATTTGCAGAAACAGGTAATTTTTCTCTTTCCAAATGGTGGAAAGATTTAGATCCTACGGAAAGAGCATCAGTAATATTACAAGCTTATGGTGAACTCTTTAATGGAATAACCTCTATTGTGACATCTGCCTTTGATGCTCGCATTGAGCAAATAGAAGAAGAGCAGGAAAAGAACGAGGAAGCCGGAGAAGAAGAGATAGAACGTATTGAGGAGTTAGCGGAGTCCGGTGTTATCTCTACAGAGGAAGCAGAAGCTAGAAAAAGAGCGGCCGAGCAAGCAACAGCAGATAAAAACAAGGAACTGGAAAAGCAAAAAGCAGACTTGGAACAAAAGCAGGCCAAGTGGCAAAAGGCTAATTCCATTATTCAGACGACTATTGCTACCTCTCAGGCTATAATGAAGGCTTTGGCAGAGGCCGGACCTTTCGCAGGTCCTATTCTTGCGGCTGTAATCGGAGCTATGGGAGCCGCCCAAGTAGCTATAATTGCCTCGCAGCCGATACCTAAATACGCAAAAGGGACTGATAATCATCCCGGTGGATTGGCTATTGTTGGTGATGGAGGCAGGCAGGAGGTTATTGAAACTGATAATGGTGCGTATATTACTCCTTCTGTTCCCACTTTGGTAGATATCCCCAAAAGAGCGAAGGTTATCCCTAATTTGGTCGATTATCGCAAGATGTCTTTACATTCTGATGCTCTAATGCTTGATCGACAAATGAGAAACAATAATGGAGAACCGGTTATTGTCAATGTTAATAATGATTATAAAAACCTTGAACGAAAAATGGATATGGCTAATCAAAGTATGGCAAACTTGAACAAGACATTGCGGAAAATGGCCCGAACTTCCGAATATCGTAATCTATCAGGTATTATTTGAATATAATTAATCAGCGTGTGAAGGAGTACGTAAAAACTATGTTATACACCGATCTTGATAAAATTTCCCTAGATACATTCATTGATGTATTTACAGGAGATAAGAGTAAGCTTATCATCGAAGGAGAACATTCTGAAAAAGAACTGTCCGAACAATCGGAGAAGCTCATTACCGAATATGTAGAGATAATCGGAGGAGCCTCTTTCCTGTCTGAAATGTCCCAAAGAAACAATCTAATCAACCTTCACATAAAAATTGAGTGTATGAAGGGAGTTGAGATTATGATTAAAAACAAGGATTGGGAGGATGCTGCACATATTCTTTCAGAGTTTGGATTTTCATATTTCCCCTCCGAACACGAAAAGATACGCAAGAAAGTATCTTCTATCCTTTCTATGAGCAAATATATGCTTGAACGAATAAATGCTAAGGAAAAGCCGGAAAATAGCTCAAAAATGGATAAAAACTACTTTGCAAGAGAAAGAGTGATGGTTATGTCTCATTTTGGAATGCAAATCCGGAAGAACGAGATTAGTGCAAAGGAATATGCTTTCATGGTAAAGCGTATGTGTGAAGATGTAAAGTCTATGAGCAAATCGATAAAACATAAATAACCTATGTATTTCAGATGCCAGATATTAATAAACGGAATATCTTATGAAGCGACCGATGATCTTAAGAATTGGGATGATTTCGAATTGGCTTATAAGAGAAGTAATTATGACGGGGTAATTCGGTCGTTTAGTACAAAATTCGAATTTGTCAATCGCTCCTACGAGCTTTTAAAGGAGGAGTTTGCAAAAAACTATCTTTCTTCTAAAGCCGGCATTGCTTTCTATAAAAGGAATAATAGCTGGAATTGGGATAAGATATTTCATTGCACATTGGATTTTGGAACTTATTCGGAAGACGGTATGGTTGTCTCTATCAATGCGGTTGACGATAATCTCGCTGCTATCATCAAGGCAAAAAGGAATATTCTGTATGAATATCCGGTAGCCGATCTTTATACCCGAAGTTTGAATTATGATGGCTTGAAGTTTCAATATGAGGCTAAATATGTATTAGGAGGAAGTACTTATGAATCGGACGGTGTTCAGTATGTTAATATAACAAGTATTTCAAGTGGTACTAATGCATATACAATTCCTATATATAAATTAAGCAATAGCGAACTTCCTCCTCTGGATTCCCCTATCATTTTTAGTGACGCGCAATTTACTGGAAATAGTTTGGAGGAGGGAGTACCTTTTGCCGAAGCCTTAGCAGATGTTCATGTTGATTTTAATTTTACAACAGACTATTATGTACACGTATATCAAGGAGTAGTTAATAGTATTAAGCTTCGGGTCTTCAAGAAAGACTCTGGTGGGGCTATCGAAGACGTGTGGTCGCATTATAGTGACGGATTTTACAAATATATCAATGAAATTATACCAATTGATTTGATAAAAGGGCAAAAGGTCTATTTTATGATGGAGTTGACTTTCGGTGCTCCTATAACGAATAACGTTGACGTAGTTTTCCCTAACTTTTCATTGGGAATAAGCTTTATGTCTAGAATTAACACTGTAAACATAGATGTAATCTCGCCTATTACAGTTCTTGGAAAATTGCTGGATAGCATGACCGATAGTACCGAAACGTATTCCGGACTTATTGATGATTATGATCCCCGTATGAGCATGGATAGGCTTTCTACTTCCTATATTATGGCGGCGGAAAGTGCCCGTGGCCTTCCGAATGCAAAATTATATACTTCTTATAAAAAATTCTGCGATTGGATGGAGGCCGAGTTTGGTTATGTACCTGTTATAAATGAAAACACTGTGACCTTCATGCATCGTGATAAACTGTTCACTTCAACGGTAGTTAAAGATTTAGGAACAGAAATAAACGATTATGAGTTCTCCGTGAATGACTCTTTAATATATTCTTCTGTAAAGGTTGGTTATGACAAAGAAGATTATGACAGTGTTAACGGCCGTGATGAGTTCCGGTTTACCAATGAATTTTCTACCGGGCTTAACTTGCGGGAGAATACCTTGTCTCTGATAAGTCCCTATAGGGCAGATGCCTACGGAATAGAGTTTCTGGTTCAGAAAAGAGGCGAGGATACTACGGATAACGACAGTGATAATGATGTATTCTTTGTAAGTTGCGATCAAGACGGGGTGAATCTCAAATTGTATAGGGCATATACACCTTCCCAGCTTTCCGGGTTACTAAGTCCTGAGACTATGTTTAATTTTCAATATTCGCCACGTTTTATGCTGGAGGCGAACAAAAAATATATAGGATCTTGTACTGGAATGCTTAAGTTTACATCTTCTGACGGAAATAGTGATGTTGCTATCAATGGTGTGAAAGAAACCGACGATTTCCCGACATCCGGACGTTTGTTTACAGTATCGGAGGTAGAAGTAAAAACTAGCGATATGTCTACTCCCAGCGATTTAACCGGTTTGGTGTCATTTAGCAATAAGGGTGAAATAATAACCGGGTATATAAAGCAGATGTCATTGAATGTCGCAAAGGAGAAGGCCGCTACATATACGCTGATCGTAAAAGAAGTGAAGAGTTAGAACAATAAGAGGATTGTTAAAGTGCCTTCTGTTGCTTATATGCAATAAAAAGGAAAATCTTTTGCTATTTTTGAGATTATTGGTATATTTGCAGTGAAGTGTCATGTGGCACTGTTACCCACTTAAGAACGAAAAGACCGTATGATTAAAATAGGAGACATCTGTCCATTGTTCTTTAATCCTATAAAGAATAAATTCCAACAGGACATAGACTATATTCAACGTTTTCATACTAATGATAACGTTCTGATCCAAATCTTTTCAAATGATTCTTCCCATACTGTAAGGGCATATCTTAGGAATTTGATAGTCGGGACTCAAAGCAGTATCAGCCTATTAGAATATGAAGTCAATGATAGTACTAAGATGTACTATTCTAATATAACCGGGTTATCGGATTCGGTTTACAAAATAGAAGTTGTGGATGCATCCGGAGATTTCTATGTCTTAAGCGAGCCTTTTGCTGTTTGCTCTGATAGCCTGATGCTTGAAGAAACATCTCTTATTTCTTACTCTCATAAGGATAATAATTCTCCGTTTGATAACATTTTCTGGATCGATGATGCACAACAGGTATTTAATTTCAGGCTGGAAGCCGGTTTTAAACCGGGAGGATTTTCGCCTAAGATAGAAAATGAGCAATTTAGAAACCAAAAGCAAGAGATAATAGAATTGTACTCTATTCCTTATGATGCCTTTTCCCTGACATGCGGAAATGCATCCGGTATCCCCTATTGGTTCGCTCAGTTTATCAATAAAATCTTATGTGTGTCCGACTTCAGAATTAACGGAAAAGGGTATGTACGTTCAGGAAATTCTACTCCTGAGATGTCTCCAGTATCGGAAGACGGACAGATGTTTTCCGTTTCTATTATCTTGGAACCATTGGAAAATGAAATCTCCGGAGTTGGAGGAGTACCCGGAAAATCTTCCGCTATTAATCTTGTCGGATTTAATGTTGACAATCCTAGGAATGGTGAGATGCTTCAGTATGACGAAACGAAAGTTGCTTTTGTTAATACTAACAAAATAGAGGTATGATGAAAAAGAATATATCTAAAATATTATGGCATGGAAATGAGGTGGATGAGAAAGGGGCACCTGTATATCCTCCTGCCGCACCTGTTGATCCGACAGAAGATCGTTCTTTGGAAGGGTTAAATAGAGGTGAGATATATATACATGATGAAGATTCATCTCCGCGAATTGTAGTTCGAACAGATAAGGGAAACGTAAAGGAAATAGGAGGTGAGGGATCGTTAGGCCAGGATATTACGGTATCTTCTCCTCAGGTAGGGTATGTAAAGCCGGGAAAGGTTCTTCAAAAGGGAATGTCTTACGAAGAAATATTTATTGCAATATTTAGTGGCGTCAATAGCGCTTCCTTGGTTTCCCGTCTCTCAACTCCTAACGATGTTGAGTATGGAACAAGCAAGGGGATGATAACTTATACCTCTAATAAAGGTAGTCAGGGAGCGATCGTAAAGGCGTATTATGACGGAGATGAAGACAATGTTATGGAATTTTCTCCTGAATCCAATGGCATACAGACGGCAACCAGAATATTAGAAGGGCAATATGTAAAAAACGAAACATATACGGCTACGGTGGTATATTCTGCAAGTGAAGATGGGAAAACTCCGGAAGTAACCTTGACTGATAAGATCAGTGTAAATGTCCGCCGTAAATGGTTTGCCGGCATATGTTCTTCTGTTCCCGTCACTTCTGCTGAAGTACGTGCATTAGGAACAAGTGGACTTTATAGCGGTTCAGGCACATATAAGTTCTCTGTAGATAAATGGAAAACGATTGCTGTGTGTATTCCAGCAGATGTGATCAAGGAATTGACATTGACAGCTTACCCGGGTAACTTCATAGAAGATACGGGTATTACTACCGGTCCGGTGGATATTTCCGTAGAAGGAGCCAATGGAAGTGCCGCTATTAGTTATAAGATGTGGGTTATTCAGACACCCGGATTGAATGACCCTGATACTTTCACTCTTAAAACTGCATAAGATTATGGTGAAGATAAACGGAAGTAGTTTTGCATTACAATATAAAAGAACAACGGGAAGACCTATTGATTCCACTGAAACCTTCAAGACATTGGAGGATGCGACATCGTATGCCCGCAATACGGATGCGGAAGAGTATTTCCCGTATGCCGGTCAGATTATTTCTGTCGAAATAGGCGAAGGCGTGTATAAACTGGTGAAGGATGATTCTATATCTGAAGAAGACGGTAGAAAGCATTATCGATTATCTCCAATTATTACGGAAGAAGAATCCGGGAACAAATATCTTAGCAAGATAGAGGATGATGAAGCTAGAGGGTTGATAACTTTTCTTGCCGGTATTAATGTTAAGATCAAGGCTGTTATTCAGAAATTGATAGCCGAAGACGCAACTTTCTCAAAGGAAATATCATCAAAAGACTACGTGCAGAACCTCCTAGGCTGGATGATTACTCCCGAAGGTCATATTGACGCAAAGTCCTTGCGGCTGCGTGATTTCTTGGAAGTACCGGAGTTGCGGTATAACCGTGTGTCTATTGTCTCCGGTGAAGAATGGAATGCTCCTGGCGGTGGTATCATTGAATCAGTAGATGTAGCGAACAAGACCGTTCATTTAAAGTTGGAACCCGGGGAGGTATCACAAGTAGAGATTGATGATATCTGTAAGGGAGTATTCAATAACGATACCGGTTTCCAGACTGCGTATTTTCGGATTACAGAAAAGATAGACAACGCTTCTTATAAATACGTCCTCCGTAGTGGATATACTTTTAATCCTTGTAAGGCGATGCACTTTGTCGCATACGGTAATTTCACTAACGCTGAGCGCCAAAAGTCATGTTACTCTACACAGAATTACATCCGCTTCCTTAAGGGTGTTAATAACTGGGAAATAACGAAGGACATGATAGCCATGCAGTTAGGCGATTTATCTAACCTGAAGCTGTTTGGCATTGATATGTCCGGTCATAGCGCATATCTCAATAGAGTCTATATGACCGGAACTATCAGGCAGATATCCAGTGACGGTGTGACTGAGGCTCCCGTTCCGGTACTCAAGGGTAAATGGAAATCCGGCACATACTGGTACTACGATGAAGTGACTCATAACGGCAGTACATGGATATGTATTGAGTCTACTACTACGCAGGAACCGTCAGATTCTTCTACGGACTGGTTGAAGTATACTTCCAAAGGAGAACAGGGAGCACAAGGGCCAGCCGGTCCTGAAGGTCCTCAAGGGCCGCAGGGAGAGCGTGGGCCACAGGGATTACAAGGCCTGCAAGGGCCAGCCGGACAGAATGGAATACCCGGGAAAGATGGTGCTGACGGAAAAACTTCATATTTTCATATCAAGTATTCTCCCGTCCAGAACCCTACAGCTTCTCAAATGACAGAAACGCCAGATGTGTTCATCGGTACTTATGTAGACTTTACTAAGGAGGATAGTAATGATCCCTCCAAGTATACATGGGCCAGATTTGAAGGATTACAGGGTGCAACAGGTGAACAAGGGATTCCCGGTGTTAATGGCGAAGATGGAAAGACTTCATACTTGCATATTAAGTATTCAAATGACGGCCAAACGTTTACAGACAATAATGGGGAAACTTCAGGGGAATGGATTGGGCAGTATACCGACTTTGAGAAAAATGACAGTAATGTATTCTCTGATTACAAATGGTCTAAGATAAAGGGTGAGCAAGGGGAACAAGGTCCTCAAGGAGCTACCGGACCACAGGGAGAACGGGGTCCTACGGGTTCACAGGGTATTCCGGGTACTTCTTCATATTTTCATGTCAAGTACTCGGCAAACTCTAACGGTAATCCGATGACAAATACTCCCAATACTTATATCGGTACGGCTGTTACTACAAGCCCTACGGCCCCAACTTCATATGCATCATATACATGGTCCAGATTTAAGGGTGCACAAGGAGAAAGAGGCGAGCAGGGTATACCTGGTACAAATGGAGAAAATGGGAAGACCAGCTACCTTCACATCAAATACTCTGATGACGGGAAAACCTTCACCGCTAATAATGGTGAGACTCCCGGTGTATACATGGGTGTATATGTAGATTTTGTACAGGCAGATAGCAATGTGTTTGCCGATTATACTTGGTCTAAAATCAAAGGCGAAGCAGGAAAGGACGGTAAAGGTGTACAGAGCGTTGATGTTCTTTATTATCTTTCCAGTTCTTCAACCTCCCTTTCCGGTGGTTCATGGTCTACGAACTCACCAACTTGGGTAGATGGGAAATACATTTGGAGTAAAACCAAAGTGGTCTATACAGACGGTTCGTCTATTGAAACCAATCCGGCTTGTATCACCGGAGGTAAAGGTAGTACTGGAGATAATGGTAGGGGAGTATCAAGCATTGTCGAAGAGTATTATCTATCTACTTCTTCTAATTCCTTGGTTGGTGGCTCTTGGAGTACAACACCTCCGACATGGAAAAATGGGAAATATATTTGGACTAGGTCAGTAATAACATATACAGATAGCGCATCAACGACAACCGATCCGATATGTGTGACGGGTGGTAAGGGGGCTACGGGAATTGGCGTTAAGAGTGTTTCCGAGCAATACTACCTATCTACATCATATAGTACCACTACGGGTGGTTCATGGTCTACTACTGTTCCGGCATGGAAGGACGGTAAATATATCTGGACACGTTCCATTATAACTTATACAGACAATTCTTATACGGAAACTAACCCCGTATGTGTGACAGGCGGAAAGGGGCCTAGCGGGAACGATGGCGTAGGGATAAGTGCTGTTGATGTCTTATACTACCTTTCGACTTCTTCCAGTTCCTTAGTTGGTGGTTCTTGGTCTAGCACTTCTCCCACGTGGCAAAACGGCAAATACTTATGGTCTAAGACCAAGGTCACTTATACGGACAATTCTACATGGGAAAGCGATCCGGTTTGTATTACTGGAAGCCAAGGAAAGACTGGATTACCCGGTGCAATGCTCCGCCCGCGTGGAGTATGGGCACCAAATACCGAGTATTATCATAATGATGCATTTATAGATACTGTAATCTATAACGGCCAGAACAAACTCTGTAAGATTACTCATACATCTACTTCTTCTTTCGATTCAACAAAGTGGGAAGAATTCAGTGAATTTGTGAACGTTGCTACCAACGTCCTTTTGGCGCAGAACGCAACTATTGATGTCCTCGGTACTTCGGGGATATTTGTGGGTAATCTGGAGAAGACAGAGGGTTGGTTAATGACTAAAGGCTCTATTAAGCATAATCAGACAGGTGTTGAGTTAACTGCTGACGGAAAAATCTCTCTTCCTGAAAGTGGGGGAATGACCGTAGGCGGAAAGACTTTCATAGAAGCCGGGAAGATAAAGACGGAGTTTATTAACGTTGATACTCTTCAAGTAACCCACCTTAAAGGTGCGATTGGGTCATTTAAGAAACTAACGGCAAATAATGCGGCAGGAGAAGAAGTCGGATCAATAACCTTTGGAGATACAGCAGATACTAAGTCTTCTTTAAATATAGATTTTAAAACTACTTGGTTTGGCGGTGATTTATACCAACAAGGGTATAACTACGATGAGAGTCGCTCATGGAGATTTTACGCATCTGACTTGTGGTGCAGAGGAGAATTCGGGCATAGGGTAATGACTAAGATAGAAGTTTCTGCTAATTATGATTCGAATTTTAATGTTCGTTTGTATGGATATGGTACGGATACG